CCACCCTCATACCGTCCCACGGGCGAGGGAAACGGCAGCGCATCGTCATCCGTCACCGTAAATTTAATTTCATCCACCACGCGATCATGCCCACTGGGATCGTCGTTGCGGTATTTCAATTTCCGAATCGTCCATGTTGCCATTATGGAGTCTCCCACGTCGGTGACACGCCAGCACCGCCAGACGTTAGCACTTGCCCAGCCGTGCCTCCGGTGTAGACGGTGGGCGCACCAGCCGTACTGACTTTGAACTCGCGACCCGCTCGGAGCAAAATGTCCGCTCGGATATACATGTCATCGGCCCACAGCCACACGTCCTGCGTGGTATCGGCATCGTTCTGCCAACTGATCGCGGAGCCGGTCTGTGTTGCCTCTCCACTGGAGTCTCTCGCGGTTCTGAAGTGTGCGCGACAGCCCACATCCCCACCGCCAGCATCGTAGCCCACTCCTGCGTAGACTGTAAGCGCAGCGAGTGTTGAGAACGCTGCGGTGGGATCAGCCCCCGTGAAGTTGCCCAGCGTGGTGTTCGTGCCAAGCGTACCGGGAACATCCAAATTCGTTTGCCATGCCGGTGCGCCTGACCCGGCAGCGGTTAACACCTTCCCTGACGTATCAGTGGCAATGCGTGCTAGCTGCGTGGCGCTTGAGGCGTAGAGCAAGTCATAAGCTGCTTGCGAAGTCACCGACATTGCCCCGGCATACATTGCCGTCTGGTTGTCCTTTATGTAAGTGTTCATGAGTGCTGCCGTGACGAGTTCGCCACTGACCCACGTTCGTGGTGAAGTAAACAAATTCCTACCCTCCTACCCAGATGGCGCATCAGGCCATGTGATAGTTTCAGGGTCGTTTTCGTTCTGAGGCACATCCCTCAAAGCCTGACGATACGTCTGCCAACTCGCTTGGTCGGCCTCGCTCAGTTGGGAATCGGTCACGCAAGTTTTTCGTTCTGAGGCACATCCCTCAAAGCCTGACGATACGTCTGCCAACTCGCTTGGTCGGCCTCGCTCAGTTGGGAATCGGTCACGCAAGTCCAGTCGCTTTCCTGTAATAACCGATTGCGTTTAGTTCTGGCGAACTCCCATTGCACCTGAGTTAAGGCTGCGCTCCCGTCGTGCGCTTCAACGATAGAACTTACCTGTCCTTCTAAGATTGCAGGAACCGTAATCCAAATAAAGTCATCTCGTGTTTCGAGATGCTCTGGCTGAATCCCGTCCGCGTTTAATTCGTCCATGAGTACGCCGGGAACGTTCGGCTTTTCATATTCAAAGCGTGGCATAACTTGTCTTCCTAGAAAAGTTTCGTAAGCCCAAAATTCGAGGGACTGTTCATCCCCCCACTCGCAGTGGAATGGAAATAGACATCGACCGTCGAGCCGGAGTTCTGGTAAACAAACATCTGAATATAGTCAGCCGCCGCGAGGTCCATCACATCGGTGATGGTCACATGCTCTCCTTGGCTTGGATTGTCAAAGCCTCCCCATGCTGCATCACTCCCGTTCTTCCGCACGATAATCTGGAAGTTGCCATTGTTCCGTGGCTGAAAATTGCACTGGGCGATGATGAGGTACTTGCCCTCCTCGTCGGCTGGAATAGTGAGCCGACCCGTCGCAGATGCCGTGGAATGGAACGCATCGCTATCGAAGGTTTCGCTGTTCCAAAGCAATTCAGTGACGGATGCACTCGAAATCGTCTGGGTAGCCGAGTTATACACGCGACATCCCTTGAGGCCACCACCACCGGCTGCTGCCCACGCCACATCCGTGCCGTCTGAAGTCAGCACCTCTCCAGCACCACCAACACCCAGCCTCGCCCCAGTAACCGTTCCGCTACTGCTGTATAAAATATCCCCCCGTGTGGTGAGCGGTGAAACATCGGCAAAGGTCGCCGATGCGGTCGCACTCGTGATGGCTCCTGTTCCTGCGCCCTTGAGGTAGTTGCCATTCGTGTGCGTTGCTGCGCCAGTACCGCCACGCGCCACCGATAACGTGCCTGATCCAATGCCAGCAGCAGGGATGCCCGTGATGTTCGTGCCATCCAATGTCGGAGATGAAACGATGCCGACTTGAATTGTGCCAGCCCCGTTCGTCACTTCAATCTCGTTGGTCGTGCCATCAATCTCATTCAGCACCGGGTCAGTCGCGCCATCGCCAATCGGAATCTGTCCGTTCGCAGCAGCCCCAAGCGCCGTAATTGCATTTGTCCCTGACCCTAAAAGTAGACCGCCATCTGTGAACGTCGCTGCGCCGGTACCTCCCTTGTCAACCCCAAGCGTTGCCACTGAGGTGATCGCGCCTGTGCCAGCCCCAACGAGCGTGTTGCCGGTCGTGTGGGTGGCTGCGCCCGTCCCACCTTGCGAGACATTGAGCGTAGCTTGTCGCGTTAGCTGCGATCCTGATGAGGCGGTGATTACGTCACCGGTCGTGAGGCTGCTAATGCCACTGGCTCCTTCGTGCAAGGCTGTCAACTGATTGCTGTTATCGTTCATCAATGAGGCCCGTTCATCAATGAGGCCGTGAGCGTATCGCCCGTCGACCACGTTCTAGGAACCGACCACGCGCACATTTAGATACTCTCCTTTATTCCATGCTCCACATTTTCTGCCACCAAGAACTTCACAGTCTCACCCTTCTTCCAGTTCCGATTCGCCATCGGGCGCACCAATAGGATGCTCTCTATCTTGCCAGCATTCCTCGGAAATTTCACGACCTTGTAGACACGACCGCAGTCGAAGCAGCACGCGATCTTTGCTGTGCGACAACTCACCGCAGCACCGTTGCACTCGCAGTTGATTAGCCAGCGCCCGTGATTCACCTCGACGTTGATCGGAGTCTCGACCTCATGCAGCTTGGCCTTCACATGACGCGCATGTGCAATTCTGAGCGTTTCGAGCGAGGTGACTCCTGCGTGGCTTAAACAGTCTGCGAAGTTGTGAATATGTTCAGGCATCATGCATATCCTAATGTGGTGCCGATTCCGAGTAGCGAGGTATTCAGTATCCATGCCGACTGCTGTTCGGCAGGAGCCAATGTCCAGTCCACGCTGGTGAGTCCTGACGGGTGAATATGCAGCTTCACGCCATTGATAAAGTAGCCTACCGCATCCAGCCCCGTCATGGTTTCTGTCACGGCAATTCGGTCGCCCGGTTCTCTCGCCAGCACTTGCGTAAGCAACGCTGATGTCGAGCCGATCACGGACATGCCTTTGACCACATATCGAGGGCTGGCAAAGATATTCAAGAGCCACTCCGCAGCGTTGGAACTAAGCGTGACATCGTCTTCGTATTTCATATCCAGCCGTCGATCAAGTGCGCCGAACTTGACCTTGCTCCCCTCGTCAGTGGCAGACACCACCGTCTCGCTGACATCCTTCACCGTCTTGCCTCGCACCTGCACCGTCTGAAGATAGGCCGTGACGGCTCCACTATTGACGAACTTCAGCACCGCAGCATTCGCAGCCGTTTCATCAATGGTCATGGCAACGTCGCCCGTGATGACTGAGCCACCGGATGCTGCGTCATTGGCAATCCAGTCCGTACCAGCGACCGGCGTGACGAGTTCAATGCCACCAACGCTGTACGCATTAATCGTGGACTCCGTAAACGGAGCCGTGATGTAGAGCGTTTCCCCGGCTGGAATGCTTGGCACACTCGCGGTCGTGGTCAACTCCCAAAGCACTGACGTTGACCCGGCGATGGTGCGCGGATGTACGACAATATAAATGCGGTTGATGAGGTCTTCCCTCGCTCGACTGGCCTCAAGCTCCACCATCGTGTTTGAAAATGTATAGGCAGCAGTTGGAGTCAATGGCCTCGCATGACGAGATTCCAGCGTCAGCACTCCCCCCGGTGAAGTCGTTGACCCTTTCACATATAAAAAGCCAAGCTCACTTAGCACAACGTCGCGCAGGGCAGATAGGACACTCGTCTTGGTGTCCTGTAAATTATCGAAGGCGTAAGCAAAGGTGCTGATGGTGGTGTCGTAATCCGTCTGCTCCGGTTGGCGCTTCACCGCATTAGTCACGAGAGTTGTGACGAGTTGGTCTGCCCTCTGGTCGGTGGCAATCGGGATACTTTTTATCTTGCTG